CCATCAACACGACGGCGCTGGTGGTGCCCGACCTCTATGTGCAGATCGTGCCGCCGCAGACGCTTCTCCTCAACGGCGTGCCGACGGATATTCTCGGCGTGGTTGGCAGTGCCAGTTGGGGCCCGGTCGGCACGCCGGTGACGATCGGCAGCATGGCGCAATATGCCGCGGCCTTCGGCCCGGTGATGCCGCGCCTCTATGACATGGGCACGCAGATCGCGACCACCGTGCAGCAGGGCGCGCAGAACTTTCGCTGCGTGCGGGTGACGGACGGCACGGACACGGCGGCAAGCCTGACCATCCAGGGCGCACTCACGCTCACCGCCGCCCATACCGGCAGCTACGGCACCGGCATCTCGGTCTCGCTCTCGGCCGGATCGCAAGCCGGCAGCACGCGCATCACCATCGCTCTGCCCGGTGCCACGCCCGAGGTCTTTGACAACATCACCGGCAGCGCAGCGGCGCTTTGGCAGGCCATGGTGCTGGCGATCAACACAGGCAACGGCCCGCTGCGCGGCGCCTCTCAGATCGTGACGGCGAGCTATGCCGGGGCCACCGCAGCACCCGTTGCCGGCAGCTTCAGCTTCGCGACCGGCACGCCGGGTACCGATGGCGCGAGCGGTGTCACCACCGCCTTGCTGATCGGCCAGGACAGCGACTCGCGTACCGGGATGTATGCGCTGCGCGGCCAGGGCTGTTCCGTGGCTTTGCTGGCGGACGCCACCGACAGCACGCAATACACGACCCAGGCGGCCTTCGGTCTTTCCGAAGGCATCTACATGATCCTGACCGGCCCCTCCGGCGACACAACCGAGAATGCTGTGACGGTGAAAGCCGCTGCCGGGCTCGACAGCTACGCCGCCAAGCTCATGTTCGGCGACTGGATATATTGGTACGACCAGGCGAATGCGCAGACCCGCCTGGTCTCCCCCCAGGGCTTCGCGGCGGGGCGCATCGTCAATCTCTCGCCCGAACAATCGAGCCTCAATAAGCAGCTCTACAGCATCGTCGGCAGCGAGAAGAGCGGCACGGCGGGAACCGGGCAGACCGCGACCTATTCCACGGCCGAACTGCAGCTGCTGTTCCAGAACGGCATCGACGTCATCTGTAATCCGCAGCCCGGCGGCAGCTACTGGGGCGTGCGCTGCGGCCACAACTCCTCCTCCAATGCCGCCGTGAACGGCGACAACTACACGCGGATGACGAATTACATCGCCTCGACGCTGAGCGCCGGCATGGGACTCTATGTCGGCCAGGTGATCAATGCCGCACTATTCCAGAACATCCGCGCGACGCTGCTCTCCTACCTGCAGGCGATGCTGGGCGAAGGGCTTCTCGGCAGCACCGACGGCAGCCAGCCCTTCTCCGTCGTCTGCGATCTCTCGAACAACCCGGGCACCCGCACCGCCCTCGGCTACGTCCAGGCGGACGTGCAAGTGCGCTACCAGGGCATCAACGAGAAGTTCATCGTCAATGTCGAGGGTGGGCAGACCGTGCAGGTCAGCAGCCAGACCCTGACCAGCAGCCCCAATTCGTAACGGAGCACGGACACCATGGCTCTCAACAGTTTTTCCACGGGCAAGGACTGCCAGGTCGTCGTGCTTGGGCCTTTCGGCCGCGTCGACCTCGAACATGTCACCGGTTTCGAAAGCCGGCAGATCACCGCCTCCGTGCGGGTCGATCGGATGGACGGCACCATGCTCGGCGCCGAACTGCCGAAAGGCTGGGACGGGATCTTCGAGATCGAACGCGGCTCCTCCGCCGTGGACGACATGCTCGCCCAGATCGAGCAGAGTTACTTGTCCGGCACCACGCCGGCCGCCGGCACGCTCTATCAATATGTTGATGAAATTGATGGATCGACGTCGACCTATCAGTTCAACGGGGTCGTGTTCAAGCTTACCTCGGCCGGAAATTACAAAGGCGATGCCAGCGTGAAGCAGCGGCTGGAGTTCTTCGCGACCAGCCGGAGCCGCGTCTCGTGAGCTCACCTTCAGCCGCGATCCTGCGCGGCTCGGACGCGATCGAGACCATGGACGAGGACGGCCGGTTGCTGACCGTGCGGCCACCCCACGCGCTCGACCAGCTGCGTCTGTTCAAGGCCGTGGGTCCGCTGCTCGCGCAGAATCAGCCCTATCTCGGCATGGCGATGGTCGCATGTGCGGTCATCGGCATCGACGGCGTGCCTGTCCCAAGTCCCGCCAACGAGCAGCAGATCGAGAGCCTCGTGATGCGGTTGGGCGACAGTGGCCTGAGGGCGGCGGGCGCCGTTCTGGAACCCCCGCCAGAGCCATCGGAGCTGAGGGATCAAGCGGGAAACTGAGCCGGCACCCCGATCTGATCGAATGCCTCTGGCTCGTGAGGAACGGGGTGCCTTTCGACATCGCTTTCACCCTGCCGGCCATCGAGCGCCGCGCCTTCGCGGTGGCGCTCGGCGAGATGACAGGCGCGCGCTACGACTGGGGCGCGCTCGCGTGGGAGACGTGACCATGCGCGAGTTCGGACAACGTGACTGGGACGCGATCGGCCGCCGCATGCTGGAAGCGGCAGCCACACGCCTGGCCGAGGGCGTGCGCGGCCGAGCCGGTGGCGAGCCAAGCGCCATCGAAACGAGCCTGCACGGCGACGACATGGCGCGGGTCGCGACGCGGGCCCCTGGTCTCGTCGCCCGCGCGCAGGGCGCGCCGGGTCGCCCGCCCGAGACCTTCATGGCGCCGACGGCCGCCGACCTTGCGGAGGCGCGGGCGCAGATGATTCGCATTCTGCAGCAGGACAGCGCATGACCGAGATTGAGACCATCGGCATTTCACTCGTTCTCGATAACGGGGTCGCCGAGGGAATGCAGCGGCTGCATCGTGATCTCGCGATGTTCGACCGCGCCGTAGGGCAGCGCGCCGCCGATCTGCAGCGTCTGGCGCAGCGGCATCTCGCGCCCCATCTGCCGATGCAGCCCGCTTCCGCCTCGGTGACGCCGCCCCCGGCACCGCGCCCGAAAGTCGGAACACCGCCGCCTCAGCCGGTGCCCGAGATCGGCCCACCGATCACGGGTTTGACGCGGGCAGAGGTCGCGCCGCCCGTGCCGCCCGCGCCAAAGTTGGCCGAGCACCGGTCCGATCAGCCGGCCCTTGCGGCGCGCCGGTTGGGAGTTCCTCCGACCAGACCATCAAAGCTGCCCGATCCGAAGCCGCGGCCCAGCGCGACCGTTGTCGCATCACTCACACCGAAGCCGAGCCCGCCACGGCCGCTGGTGCCCGCCGCGCCACCGCCTGCACCGATGGAAACGCGCCCCCGACCGAGGATCGAGGTCAGGCTGGCGCCGAGCGAGGCGGCGCCTCCGGCGGCCTGGCCGCCGCCTGCCAGGCCCGCCGCAACTCCACCCGTCCCATCCCGCCCTGCGGTCACCACCGCATCTCCCTCTCCGGTGCTGCAGAGGCTTGCGGCCGCGCTGCAGCCGCAAGCCGTCTCGTCAATTCCTCCCGAGCCGAGACCGGCGACTGTGACGGTGCCTCCAGCGCGACCCGCACGAAATCCAGCGCCAACGGGCGCACCCACGCCCCCGGTAAGGCCCTCTGTGGCGCCACCTCCCGCCGCGCCGAGGGTGTCCTTGCCGAAGGTCGCGTCGTTTCAGGCGCCTGCAGCGGCGGTGGGCCCTGCATTGCAAAGCGCCCCGGCGCCGACCCAGGTGCGGGCACCCGCCAGGCCACGCAGCGCGCCCGTCGAGCCGCAAGCGCAATTCTGGCCTCCGCCGCCAGCTGGGTCGCCGCCGACGGGTGCGTCCTCCCCCGCCCCCGTTCCGTCAACCAACGCCGAGCCAGCCGCCCTTGCACAGCAGACAGAGCCAGGGCCCGGCGACGGTGCCGTGACCGTCATCCAGGGCGATCTGTTGATCGACGGCGCGCAGATCGGCCGCTGGCTCGGCGAGACCATGGCCCGCGAGGCCGCGAGACCGCCCGCCGCGGCGCGGCGCTTCAACAGCCGCATGATGCCGGCCTGGCCCGGCATGTCCCTCTGACCGGAACAGGCGCCCCATGAGCACGACTGTCACCCTCGGCTTCGTGAAGCTGCAATCCTTCGAAGTGCCCACCGCCATCGGCTTCGGCGGCCGGCAGAGGATGGCAGTGCACGATCTGCCGGGAGGCGGAAGGGTGATCGACGTGCTGGGCGGCGCGGATGACGAGATCGTCTTCAACGGGATCATCTCGGGCCAGGACGCCGACACCCGGGCCCAGCTTCTGGACGCGTTGCGCATTTCCGGGGCCAGCGTGCCGCTGAGCTGGGACGAGCAGTATTTCATCGTCATCATCGCCGAGGCGCGCTTCGAATACCGCAAATCCTGGTGGATACCCTATCAGCTGCGCTGCGTGGTGCAGAGCAACCTGATTTATGGTGCGGCGGCAACGGCCGCTTCCGCGGCGTTCAGCGTCGCCACCGATCTAGCCCAGGCAGCGACAAGCCTTGACGTTGTTCCTGCAAGCTTGACGAAGGCAGAGGCGAGCCTTGCAGAGACCGGTGCCACCACCCCGGGCACCGCGGCCTATGGCACGAGCCTCTCCGATCTCACGGCGGCCCAAGGGAGCCTCGCGAACGGGATGACGGCAAGCGGCGCGGCGATGCCGGGCTTCGACCTCTCGCTCGCCGGGCAGAACCCGCCGGCTGCGGCCATCAGTCTTACCGGCATCACGACCGCTGCCGGCAGCCTCGCCGCGCAGACATCCGCCTCGGCCTATCTCGGCCGCGGCCTCGCGACCCTCGCCCAGATCGGAGGCTGAGCATGACAACGATAACGGTCGCCGGCGGCGATCTTTTTCATATCGCCGCCGAGAAGTTGGGCGACGCCACGCAATGGGTGCGGATCGCGCAGGCGAACGATCTCCGCGATCCGCAGCTTTGCGGCATCACGATGCTCCGCCTGCCGAGCCCAGACCCACAAGCGGGAGGCGGCATTGCCACTCAGTGAGGTCGGCCAGGCGCGCAGCGTCTATCTCAAGCTGCTGCTCAATGACGCCGAGGTTGCGGGTGTCATGGAAACCGAGGTCGGCACCAGCGACCACCAGATCGCGGGCTGGTTTCGCGTGACACTCGCCCTCGGCGCCGACGCCACCGTGACCGCCGCCAGCCTGAGCCTGATGACGGAGGCCGTGGCCGAGATCCGCGTGGGGCTTGCCGGCGCGGGCCTGCCACCGGCCGCCGCGCTTTGGCAATCGCTCATCGCCGGTACGATCGATACGATGGTGATCGACATGGCAGCGGGCACCGCGCATCTCACCGGCCGGGATTTTTCCGCCCTCTTCATCGACACGCTGACGGCCGAGAGTTTCGCCAACCGGACAGCGAGTGAGATTGCTGAGACGCTCGCCGTTCGGCACGGGCTCGATCCGATTGTGACGGCAACCCAGACACCGGTCGGGCGCTACTACCAGGACGGGCATGACCTGTTTTCGCTCTACCAGTCCAACGCCGCCGTGACCGAGTGGGACCTGCTCCACGCGCTGGCGGAGGCGGAGGGATTCGATCTTTTTGTGCAGAACAAAAGCCTCTACTTCGCACCACCCCTGCAGCAGACGCGCCCCGCGCTCTGGCAATGGATGCCGGGCGGACTTGCCGGCACGACGATGAGCACTCTTCGCCTCGAACGCAGCCTCGCCCTCGCCCGCGACATCGTGGTGACGGTGCAGAGCTGGAACAGCCGGGAGGCGCGCATGGTGACGCAGACGGTACGGGCCTCGGCTCTCGACACGATACATCGGACGACCGCCACCACCAGCGGCAATGCCGCGACCTATGTGCTGATCCGCCCCAATCTTTCGGCTGAGCAGGCCATGACGCTCGCCACCAATACCCTGGCCGACCTCAGCCGGCACGAGAGGGTGATCCTCGCGACCATGCCCGGCGAACTCACCCTCGCCCCGCGCAGCCTCGTCACGCTCGAGGGGACGGCCACCGACTTCGACCAGACCTATGTGGTGGATGAGATCGTCCGCCGCGTCTCTCCGCAGGGCGGCTTCACGCAAACGGTCCGCTGCGTCAATACGCCTCTCGGAGCCGCCGCATGATGGAGGCCTGGTTGAATGCCATGCGTGCCCAGGCGAGCGCCATGGTCGGCACGACCGGGCAGCTGCGCTGCGGCATCGTGCAATCGCTCGACCCCGCAAGCTACTGCGCCAAGGTGACCCTGCAACCCGAAGGAGTGTTGACCGGCTGGCTGCCGATCGCAAGCCAATGGGTGGGTGCCGGCTGGGGCATGGTCGCCCCGCCCTCTCCCGGGCAGCAGGTTGTGGTGCTGGCGCAGGAAGGACGGGCCGAGCACGGCCTCATCCTCGGCGGTCTTTATTCGAACACGGCGGCGCCCCCTGCGGCGCCGGCGGGGGAAGTCTGGCTCGTCCATCAATCCGGCAGCTTCCTGAAGCTGCGCAATGACGGCAGCATCGAAAGCCAGGCCACCATCTGGAAGCTGACCGGCACTCTCTCCGTCACCGGCGACCTTGTCGTTGGCGGAGATATCGCCGATCAGGGCGGTGGTCGCGGCACGTTGAACGCCTTGCGCACGATCTATGACGAGCACGTCCATCCCGGCGTGCAGACGGGCCCGGCCAATACCGGCCTGCCCATTCCCCAGGCGTAACGCATCATGTCCGACCTTGCGCATGTCATCGGCGGCGATCTCACGGTCGCGGCCAATGGCGACCTCGCCGCCGTCTCTGGCAGCACGCTCGGCCAGCAGCGCGTGCTGCGCCGGCTGCTCACCAATGCCGGCGACTATATATGGCAGCTCAACTACGGCGCCGGCCTTCCGGCAATGATCGGGACGCCAGCGGACGCGGCTGCCATCACCGGAATCGTCCGCCATCAGATCTTTCTCGAGGGCGCCGTCGCGCGGATGCCGGCGCCGGTAATCTCGGTCGAGGCGGAGGGCAGCATCCTGTCCCTCTCCATCACCTATAACGACGCCGCGGATGCCACGGCGCAGACAGTGGGCGCGACGCTCTCCCTCTAATCCTTCCCGCGCCGTACCACGGGACCCATCATGCAGCTCTCGCTTCGCAA